TTTACTCCAAATTGAATGTGTTAAATTTCCTTGCTCATCACGAGCCAAGAGTAAATCGTATTGTTCTTCCGTGCTAAAATCTTGTGGAATGTCTCTAAGACTTTGTCGCCAAGTTTTTATATTGTCTGGCATTGTTACATCAGAATTAGAATACCAATCTGTTTCTTCTAATTTTTGTAATCGCATTTGTTTTATCTGTGCAAGTTTTCTATCTTTACTTTCGTTATTCCATGTTGTATTTCTTGCATTATATTCAGTTTGTTCTTCAACAGTTAAATCTACTTCTATTCCATTAAGATATTTTTTCATATTATTGTTTCACTCCATATACTGACACAGAATGACTAGTTATATCTCCAGAAGAATAGAAAAAATGCAATCCTGTTATATTAAGGTCATCTCGTAATTTACCTCCAACAAAACCTGTTGCAAGAGATGATGGATTATGAGCATCAAATGTAACTGTGCCACTATAAAAAGGTCTAGTAACAGTTAAAGTATTTGGGTCATAAAAAGTTAAATCAAAATTACAAACTGAATGTTTATTATCACTATTAATTTGGTCTCCTAATCTCCAATAGGCTTCATTAACACCAGTATTATCAGTATTTTGATGTGTACCATTTAAATTTGAATTTAATGTAAAATGACCCCAATGATAATCACTGCCAGTATAAGTAGAGCCACTACCTCCTCCTGTTCTTGCTCTAAGTTGCCAATTAACATCATCATTTTCTGGTGTCATAAATCCTATAATTTTATATAGGCGATATGTTGAAGTAAAAACATTATCAAATTGAACTTCAGCCGAAGCACTAGAACTTGCACTTGTACCTAATAAAACTAAGTTACCACTAGGTAAATATTGTTTCTCTACATATTTAAGATTACCACTATCACTTGCATCAGATACTAAAAACTTATCGGTATCTGCTAGTGAAGTAATCGCTGTTTGACTTGTAATAACTGAACTAGCAACCTTAGTATTAGTAACACTATCTGCACCAAGTTTAGCTGTCGTAACTGCACCATCGGAAACTGTTGTTAGTAGTCCAACCCCAAAATGTCTAATACCATTACATACTGAACTACCACTAGGAGTAAAATCAAAAGTAACAGTAGAGCCACTAACAGTATAGTTGCCAGATTGTATAACACCATCAATTTGAATTTGTAATGCGTCTGCACTTACTGGTACAAAAGCTACTGAGTTTTGTGTTAGGTTAAATGTTGCGTCACTTCCATTGAAAGATAAATTATCTAAAGTTGATATGTTATCTATTTGGTCAATTCCTCTGCCTATGTAACTCATTCTGGTTTACTCCATATTGTGTGTGTTAGTTCGCCATTTTCATTTACAGCAAGAAGTAAGTCGTAATCACTTTCACTATAGGTACTAGGAATATCTCGTAATGCTTGGCGATAATTTGATTGTGCTGTACTCATGTTACCACGCAATACCCACCAATCTGTTTCAATTAGTTTTTGTAATCTGATTTCTTTTATTTCTTTTAATTTTCTATTAGGTGCGTCATCTTCCCATGCTTTGTTTCTAGCAATAATTTCAGCTTTTTCAATTTCAGTAGCTTCTCTATCTACTCCATTTTCATTTACAATATAATCTACCATACTATTCCTTAACTATTAACAATTCCATAACATCTAATACGCCAATTTTTTATTTGACCACTTGTTGCGTTTACATAAAAACCAGTAAGTTGATTTGTTCCTTTAAACTCTAAAGCACCAATAAATGATTGAGTAGTAGCAGCGTTATTTAATTGTCTTTGATGATTTAATACTGTTGTTCTTTTGTTAGTTACTCTTGGGTGTTTCCAAGTTAACATACCACTTACACCAATTCTATCAGAATCGTTATTACAACCATGACATAATCGCCATTCATTTTGACCACTATTGTATAATTCTATATGAGACCCATCAATTTCAATTCCAGTATGACCATAATCATAATTATTACCAGATGATATATTTCCATTACTGTCATACAAAGTCATTGATATAGCTTCGTTGTTTGTTGCGGGAGTAAAATCATAATACATTACATAGTTTTCATAAGTATCACTTATCCACCCATTGACGATTACATTATTAACATAAGATGAGCCTGTTGATTGTGTTAAAGGAACTAAACTACCACCATTATCTCCTGTAACAGTACCAGTAAAAGCAAAGTCTTGACTTAAATCAATTCCATTAGGTTTAAGTGTTGTAAAAGGCATTATTCACTCTCCTTTGGATATTTTGTTTTGATTGCTTGTACATTTGTTTTCCATGCTTCTAATCCTTTTTCTGTAATAAATTCTATTTGCTCTGCTATACTTCCATATTCTTTTTGTCTGTTAGATACAGCGATTGCATTGTTTTCTAAAGTTGTTGCTTGGGAAGATAATGCGTCTAGTTGTGCGTCTGTAGGTTTAGGTTTATCTGTTGCGTTCCACTCTGCAATATAAGCAACTCCATCACCTTTATCTTCTAGTTTTACTTCTGTTAAAAAATTTGGTGTTCTACCTAAATATAATATTATTTTTTTATCTAAATTACTCATGATGATATTTTAAAACCTCCAAACCAACAATTTTTAATTCCGTATGATGTATTTTTACTAAAAGTAGAATTTTGATAAACTTGAACATAAACTGTTTGTCCAGCGTTTAAACTTTGAACAACACTTGTTTGTGGTGTTACCCCTACATCATGATTTATACCAGATACAAGAACTTCTCCTCTATCTCCAGCACTTGTAACAAATTTAATTCCATATGGTCTGTTACTGTTTGCATGAATATAAACACCAGCAGTTAAAAAATATTTTCCGCCTTCTCCACTCGGAACTGTATAAGTATATGTGCTTGTATTAAATCCACTATCAGTGTCATATCCATCACTTTCAGTATTAAATTGAACAGTTGTGTATGTATTATCTGATATAGACTGTACACCAGTCATTGTAGCTAACCAACCAGGAGTGTTGCTTTCTCCAGCACTTGCATATGTTTGGTCACCTCTTAGAAAAGTAGAAGATGAAGCTGTGCCACTTCCAAGTCTAGCTGTTGGTACTGTACCACTAGCAAGATTAGAAGCATTAAGAGGGTCAGTAGCAAGTTTAGAGTTTGCTATACTTCCTGAGAGCATATCATTTGTAACTGTTCCGACTGCTGGAGTAACAGTTTGAAATGTTCTGCCTACATATAAGATCTCTACTCTATCATTATTAAGAGTACCACCAAGAGTAAGTGTTGTTCCACTTACACTATAATTATCATAACTTTGAACAACAGCATTAACTGTTACCAATATATCTTGAACGCTAGAAACAGAATAATCTAATGTAATAGTTGTTCCACTATTTGTTGTAGATACCTGTTTTCTAACTGTTTCAAAGTTAGTTGCTGGTTGTGCTCCTATATATCCCATATTATGTACTTATTGCGTCTACACAAGATACCCAAGCATCAACGCTTGAAGCTGTATCTGAAACTATTTTCAATGCATCACCAGATTGTACGACTACTTTTCCTGTACCTAAAACTTGTAAAGCTCCACCTACAGGGATTGGCATACTTTTCCCTAGATAAATATCATTAGCACCATCATTTATATATACATCAACATTAATTGCAGATGTATGAATATTGGTTACATGAATACCTACTATGGTATCATAAGAATCAGCTGTGAGAATAGTTGATGGCGAAGCACCGATATCATTACCAGTAAATCTTCTAAAATTTTGTGCCATTATATCTCCTTATAAAGCAACTGCCATGGCTATTGCAAAACCAGCAGAAGCAAAACTACTTGCATCTACTGCGGCAGTTTGCCATGAACTGCCATTATAAACTTTTAACTCGTTAGCTGTGGTGTTAAAATATAAATCACCTGTTGTCAATGCATCACCATCATTGTCTACGCTAGGATCACTAGCTTTAGCACCTAAGTATGTATCATCAAAATTATCGGCTGCTGCCTCTGCTGCTGCTTGAGCAGTTTGAGCTGCTGTTGCAGAAGTAGCCGCATTAGTTGCAGAAGTACTAGCATTACTAGCTTGAGTAGAAGCAGTTGTTGCAGAAGCTGCTGCATTAGTTTCTGACGTAGAAGCATTGGTAGCACTTGTAGCTGCGTTTGTTGCAGAGGTACTAGCAGCACTTGCCTGAGTTGTTGCTGTAGTTGCCGAGCTTGCAGCACTTGTTGCACTAGAAGCTGACGCAGTAGCACTTGTTGAAGCATCAGATGCAGATGTAGCAGCATTAGTTTCGCTTGTTGAAGCGTTACTTGCTGATGTTGCTGCAGCACTAGCTTGTGTAGTTGCAGTAGTAGCAGAAGTAGCCGCATTTGTTTCAGATGTTCCAGCGTTAGTTTCACTAGTCGCTGCATTTGTTTCAGATGTTGCCGCAGCTGTTGCTGAATTTGCTGCTGCTGTAGCACTAGCTGCTGCCGCAGTTGCTGATGAAGTAGCACTAGCTGCATCTACTAATAAATCATAATAAGAAGAATTAGCATTACTTGAAATAGGTAGCGATCCACTTGAGGTATGATTGGTATTAATTATATATATATTACCATTAGTCGTATCTTTGATAATATCTCTTTGAACATATGCCGTACTTGCTGCCCAGTTACCTCTATAGTTACCTATTTCTTGTGAAAATTCTAATGCATTACCAGCACTGTTTACAGTTAATAACTTATTTGCGACCAGCTCTGGAAATGTTAAACCATACGCTGTTGATGTACTAGACTTAGATTTTACAGTAAAATTAAAATCTCTTTCATTTTGTTGCATCATTGCAACAATTTTATCTAATTCTGTATTAAGTGTTTCTATTGGAAACGCACCAGATGCAGGAAAGTCTGTTGTTCTTGAAATAGGTAAATCTCTAAAAATTGTATAAGTATCATTTAATGTAGCACCAGCTCCAAGAGTAATACTACCACCACCAGTTTGACCAGCACCAGATACAGAGTATTGAGATACAGTAGATGGATTTGAATTGTAAGATAATGTAGTATCAACACCACCAGCACTTGTATGAATAACAACTATATCGGTGGCATTAAAAAATTCAAAAGGTACTGAAAAAGAAGTTTGACCTCCAGTAGCAGTATACTGGACTCTAGGTGATGTATCAGAAATTGTAATACTTGCCATTATCTTATACCTTTTTCAAATGAATCAAAAATTCCGTCCAAGTAAAATACATTCTGAAGAGGTATTAATCTACGCACATTTCTAGCTGTGTGATAATCATGTTCACCTGACATCCAATCATTAAATATCTTATAAAGCTTTTCACCTGTACCAACAGTAGGACCAAGAACAGCACCTACTTTATCAAAACTATCACTACCATAAGGTTTGCCAGCTCCAATCATAGGTCTAAATCCTACCTTATTATTCATTATTCTTTCTACTGAATTATTTACATCCATAAATATTCCTAATACTCCAGAACGATCTACACCATTTAAAACTTTTTCTTGGAAAGGAGTTTTATTATAATCTCTACCAAATCTTTTATGACCAATCATATCTACAATCATACCCATAGCTATTAAAGATCCTATACCAGCCATAAAGCTGCCATCTTTTTCTTGAAGTCCTCTAATTAACATTCTGTTTTGTGATCCAAAAGCAAACTTTTTAAACTGAAAAATTAAAGATCCAGCTTCAGTAGATAACCACAATGGCGTATCTGCTTTGCCTGGAGTCACTATGGCAATATTAATATCTCTTTGTGTTGCTAATCTAAATGCTCTTTGAGCTTCAACATCATCCCATAATTCACTTTGTGATAATTTTAATTCTTGTAATTCTAAATCATTATATTTACCATCTTTACCTTGACCATGTTTTTTATATTGTCTTGCAATTTTTTTTGCTAATCGTTGATCAATACCAGATGCAGCAAGTTTAGTTATATTATCAGGACTAATAGTTCCTTTGCTCCAATTAATAGATTCTTGTATAATTCTATTTTGAATTAACATACCAGTTTGACCTTTAATATATTGATTCCAAATACTCATGCCATTAACAATAAAACTAGCAGCAGTAAATTTTTGTAAATTTTTTTCAAACTTATTAAACACTCCATAAATATCATCAAGATCTGCATAAGCCATAGCTCTTGTTCCTAACAATACATCCCAAGATTCACCTACTAATTTACCTTCTTGATCTGACATTTTTAAAATTGTTTTCCAATTTTTATTTGTATAAACATCTAATAAAGCTCTAAAAGATCTACCAAACCCATTAGTCATTATCATTCTAGCTAAATCAGGAAGAGCAGCAGTTGCTCCTTGCAACATTGTAATTGCATTATAATTTTTAGCTACTCTTACAGCTCTACTAAAAAATCTATTAGGATCAGTTGGTACACCATATGTACCTCTTAATAAATCTCTTGCAGCTTCTAAATCTTTTACTGTTTCTTCTGCTTCTTTTTGTATAGCTTTTTGTTTACTTTTATTTCCTGCTGCATTTCTATATGCTGCTTTATATTCTGCAATAACATCTGCTATTCCTAATGTTTTACCAGACCCACCCATAGCTGTTTGATCACCAAACATTTGAGCTATTCTTACATCTGCTCCAACGCTTCTATTATATACTTGCATTAAAGCAAATATATCATCTTCTAACCATCCAGCTCTCATCCATTCAGCATAATCAATATTTAATTTTCTACCTTTTAAATACCCAGATAGGCCAACAGGATCTGTCATTATTTTTAAATCATAATCATCAATAATTGATTTAGCATCACCACTTTTATTTAAATTTACTTCAAATCTATCTAACTTTTCCCATCCTTGAGATCCTTTAAATGATTCTACAATTTTAAATATTTCATCATCTGTTAAATCTGTATGTGATTTTTTTATACTATTATAAGCAAATGTATTAAATCCAACTTCATTAGCTTCTATTTTATCTCTACGAACAAATATATTTAAATAATTTGGTCTTTTAATTGATTGCTTTAATACATTTAAATATGATTCTTGATCATTAATCATTTTAAGAACTTGTGATATTTTAAATTCTTTATCTCTAATTTTAACTGTTTTTTGTAATATTTTACCACTATAATTAGCAATATTAT